GGCCTGAACGCCTCCCTAACGCCACACTGCAAACAATCACTAACTAATTATGGAAGAAGAAATTATTGAAATCCCACCAGTACCCGGTCCTTTCTTCCGGTTTGCTGATGAAGCAGCGTGGCTCACTGCAGCCCGTGCAGCAGGCTTTATAAAGACTGTTACCGATGAGGAAGGTGTTGAGTCTGAAGTTCTGCAAGCCTATACCGCTGACCACGCTATTGATGTTATTGGCGCTCTTTATAACGACGATGGTGTCTACAGTGAAGATGGAGAAACTATTACTCCTGCTACAGTTATGACTGGTTGGCACGTTAATTACCTCGGTGCTCTTCCAGAAGGCTGGGAAGAGTTTGAAGTAACTCCTGTAAACCCTAAACGAGTATTTGCATGATTAAATGGCTAACACTTTAAAATTTAGAGGTGGTTCTACAAGTGATATCACCTCTTCAACAGTTTCCGATAGGGAAATTGTTTTTGATACTACTTTAAATACTCTAGTTCTTGGTAGTGCTAAGGATTATCTGATGCGCTATGGTGGTAACAGTCAGAGCGGTAATGTGGGTATTGGTGTTGCCAATCCTTCTACTGCCTTAGAGGTTAGTGGAACTGTTACTGCTACTGCATTTGCTGGTGATGTTACTGGTAATGCTGATACAGCAACCACCCTTCAAACTGCACGTAATATCAACGGTACTTCCTTTGATGGTTCAGCTGATATTGTTATTGGAAACATTCCACAAAACTCACAAACGTCTTCTTACACATTAGTTGCAGCTGATGCTGGTAAACACATTAACATTACAACTGGTGGTGTGGCTGTCCCGTCTGGTGTGTTTAGTATTGGTGATGCTGTAAGCATTTATAATGATAGTTCGTCTGATCAGACTATTTATCAAGGATCTTCCGTCACATTAAGACAAGCTGGTACTGCTAATACTGGTAATAGAACCCTTAGTCAACGTGGTCTTGCTACTGTACTTTGTGTTGCTTCTAATGAATTTGTTATTTGTGGTGTAGGAGTAAGTTAATGGCAATACTGCAGATGTTATTGGCGACGGGAAAACCTTTAATTGAGATTGAAGGTGGAACCATCACCGAAAGTAGTGGCTATCGTATTCACACTTTTACCGGGACCGACTCCCTTAATGTGATCACGGCTCCACAAAATTTTTCAGTTGAATATCTTGTTGTTGCCGGAGGCGGCGCCGGCGGTTATGGCGGCGGAGGAGCTGGTGGCATGAGAACAGGTACGCTAGTGATTACTGTAGGTACTTATACAGTCACAGTTGGAGCTGGAGGAAGTAGCCTTTTTGTAAATGGATCAGATTCAGTATTTAGTACTATTACCTCTACTGGTGGAGGACATGGCGGTCATCCCGGCATTCCAGCGGACAATGGTGGATCTGGCGGCGGATCTGGCCTCACCGATATATCTTTAGGCGGTTCTGGTATATCTGGACAGGGCAATCGAGGTGGTGCTGGTGCCTCCATAAGTGGTTCAGGGTCTGGTGGTGGCGGCGGCGCTGGAGCTGTCGGACAATCAGGATCATCATCAAAATCCGGCAATGGTGGTAATGGTTTGATTTCTGCTATTTCTGGTACGTCTCAGTATTACGCTGGCGGCGGTGGCGGCGGTAGTAATGGAAACATTGGTATTGGGTATGGTGGACTTGGCGGTGGTGGTGATGGTTTCCACTCCAACCAGACTAATACTTCAACCTCTGGTGCAGTTAATACAGGAGGAGGCGGAGGCGCTTATGCTAGTGGCGGATCCGGTATTGTAATTATTCGTTATTCAATTTGAATTATGGCTCATTTTGCTGAACTAGACGCAAGCAGTACTGTTGTCCGCGTTCTTGTTGTGGACAACTCTAAAATCACCCTTACCAATGGAGAAGAAGATGAATCTCTTGGTGTGGAATTCTTACAATCATTATTTGGAGATAGTACAATTTGGAAGCAGACTAGCTATAACTGCAACTTCCGCAAAAACTATGCTGGCATTGGCTCCATCTACGACTCAGCAAGGGACGGATTTATTCCTCCAATACCAGAAGATGGTCAAGACTGGGTGTTAAACGAAGATACGCTTCAATGGGAATTGACAAATTAACACTTCAGTACTAATAGCTAATTTACTTACCGCAATTGTAATTAGGTGAACTGATAAGCAGTCAAGGAAGGTGCAATGCCTTCCACACCTCTGTGCCACTGAGCCCTTACGAGGACACCTCTTTGGCGACCGGTCGTTGACCAAACAATACAAATTAAATAACTCTGACGTCAGAGGAATAGCAATTAACCTCTTATAAAAAAAAATGGCTAACACTACGATTACTCCGATTGGTTCTCTTAACTCGAACCCTTCGACTATTGCTCTGAGCCAAGGCTACAATGATGGCTCTACTACGGGCAAATACGCCACTTATCTGAAACTGTTCAGTGGCGAAATGTTCAAAGCTTATGAGTCTGCATGTATCGCTAAAGGTACTGTGCAGAACCGTACTCTGACCAACGGTAAGTCCATGCAGTTCATCTTTACTGGACGCATGACTGCTGATTACCATGTTCCCGGTACTCCGATTCTGGGTAGTGGTGATCCTCCAGTGGCAGAGAAAACCATCATCATGGACGACCTGCTGATCTCCAGCGCCTTCGTCTATGACCTTGATGAAACTCTGGCTCACTATAGCCTGCGTAGCGAAATCTCTAAGAAGATTGGTTATGCTCTGGCTGAAGCCTATGACAAGAAGATCTTCCGTACTATTGCTCTTGCTGCACGTGAAGCTCATCCTATCACTGCTGCCCCTGGCCCTGAGCCCGGTGGTTCTGTGATTAAGCTGGGTGCTAACAATGAGTATAATGCTCAGTCCCTGGTTGATGCTTTCTTCGAGGCTGCTTCTATTCTTGATGAAAAGAATGTGCCCCGTGAAGGTCGTCATGCTGTTCTGTCTCCTCGCCAGTACTATGCACTGGTGTCTCAGGTTGATAGCAACATCCTCAACCGTGACTATGGAAACACTCAAGGCAACCTGAACTCCGGTGAAGGTCTGTATGAGATTGCTGGTATCGCTATCAAGCGTTCTAACAACCTGCCTTTCATGGTTACCGGTACTGGTACTGGTGGTTCTGCTGGTCATATTGTCCGTCAGGATGGTGAGAACAACGATTACTCTGGTGACTTCCGTACCCATGCTGGTCTGATTTATGCTAAGGATGCTGCTGGTGTTGTTACTAGCATTGGTCCTTCTGTGCAGACCACTGGCTCTGATGTGAAGGCAATGTATCAAGGTGACATCATCGTTGGTCGTATGGCTATGGGCGCTGGTACTCTGAACCCTGCTGCTGCCATCGAACTGCGTGCGGAGGCTTGATCATGTCTCTTCGTCCTGGTAATATCGGGTCGATTGAGCTTAACGGTAAGGCGGTTGGCGGTCTCACTTCTGAGACTTACAACCCCTTTTCTCCTCTAGAAGCAAGTAACACTACTAACTCTGTAGTGGTTGCTCTTGGAGGTACCTATTCGGCTGCTTCGACTCAGTCCGATCCTGAACCGCTTCCTCTGCAATAATTATGGCTACTGCAAAACGTATTTCCGTCTCTAAGACTGGCGGTAGTAATTCTACTGTCTATTCTTATGGCGATGTCTACAAGGCATATAACATGCCTGGTGATTCCCGTCTTGTAGAAGGTCAAGCAAAAACCAACACTTATGCTCCTGGTGATGCTGACCCTACTGCTAGTGATGTGACCAGCGTTACTGCTGTCACCGCTGGTACTACAAGTGGACTTTCTGCTGCTACTGCTGTAGTAGCTGCTACAACTACTGTTACTGGTAATGGTGCTGGTCTGATCGTTAGCTTCACTACGCAAGCTGATGGTGTGGCTAATGCTACTCCTGGTAACTACACCGTTGTTAATGGTGGTGATGGTTATGCTACTGATGATACTGTCTCTATTGATGGTTTCCCTGGTAGTGTTTTGACTGTCTCTATCGCCTGATTTATGGACCCTTCGGGGTCCTTTTTTTTTATTATGACCTATATTACTGCAACTGCGTCACAAACTGAATTATCTGCGATTAATAGGATGCTGGCGTCAGTTGGCGTGGCACCCGTAACAAGTATTGAAACAGAATCTATCAACCGAGCTGATGGATCTACTGAAACTGTGCAAACCAACCCGGACGTTGCGATTGCCGTGAATACTCTTACTGAGGTATCACGTGAAGTACAATCTGAAGGATGGGTCTTTAATAAAGAATATAATGTAAAAGTAACACCTAATAACAATAATGAACTTGTTATTAGTGAATTAGAGACTACTCTTGGTAATATCATTATTCAGATTGATTTAAATCCAGATGTCATTGCTAATAAAAACCGTAACTCCATTATAAAAAATGGAAAGCTATATGACAAAACAAAACAGTCTTATGAATGGACTGACACTACTGTTTATGTTGATGTGATGTATGAGTATAACTGGATTGATCTACCAGTATCAGTTCAAGATTATATTGTAGCTAAAGCTGCTGCTTTATATTCACAACGTGTTGTTGGTGATGCTAATCAGTATCAAATCCTACAGCAGAAAGCAGCTGAGTGTAGAATCTATGCATTAAATTATGATTGTGAACAAGGTGACTATACGTTCTTTGGGCACCCTGCTGGTCAAAACTATTACAATAGCTACCAACCGTTCCATACATTACAACGCTAATGGCAAATATTACACAACAGATTCCTAACTTTCTTGGAGGTTTTTCTCA